CCCCAATACTGGATGAAACTATTGGAATTCCATAACTTAAAGCCTTCATCATTTTTAAATGTGTTCCAGATCCAGACTCCATTGGATTTATAAAAGCAAAAGAGTTTTTAAAATATTTGTGCAAGGTGGCATCATCTACCTCCCCTAATATTTTTATATTATCATCAGATGGTTTTTGTTTTATTGAATTGCCACAACTGCCAATAATTATAAAATTAAATTCTGGCAAATCTTTTGCTATTCTAACTACAGATTTTGCAGCGACATTATTTGGTGGGTGGCCACTTCCAACAAATATAATATCCCGTGACATCAATCTATCTTTATAGTCAACAATATTTTGCGCTATAGCGCCATTTGGTATATATGCGCTTTTAAAAATTTTACCGTAATGAGACTCTAGTTCAGACAAATCTTTTTTAGAACAATATGTTATAGCATTTGATTTTTTTAATACTTCTTTTTCCATTTTTTCTACTATATCAATTACTTCTTTATTTTTAGGATATAGTTGATTTGCCATAGATATTTCTGAGTTGTGTGAATTATAAACTATCGGTACATTATTTATCCCATTAACTAGTGGACTAACAGAATAATGATCTATAATTATTAAATCAACATCTTGTGATAAATCTTTAACTGTTTGAGAAAATGATTTAAGTTCATCTTTTAATAATTCAAACACGACATCATGATTTGGTTGTGCTATTCCATTTATCAAATTCCTTCTTCTTTTTTCTATTCCAGATCTTAGACCAGGTTGAATGTATTTTATATTATTTATTTTTTTATTTATTATTTCATTGTACCAAGAAAATGATAAAAATATTACTTCGTGATCCTCTAAGGCTTCTGCTAGTGTTGCAGTCCTATCCTTACCACCACTATTTTTAGTCCAGTCTTTTAAATTTGCACTTACAATCAATATTTTTGCCATATATTATTATTATACCGCATGATATACTTTTAAAATGGATTACGTATATACTTGTCGTCAAGGCAATAATGAAGAGTTGAGGTATTCTTTAAGATCCATAGAACACAATATGCCTGCTGGTCGTGTGTGGGTAGTTGGATATAGACCAGACTGGTATATAGGTGATTTTATTCAAGTTAAAGATATAGGTAGTAAATTTGAGAATATTAGAAATTGTATTAAAATTATATCTGAACATCAAGAAATATCTGATAATTTTATTTTAATGAATGATGATTTTTTTGTTTTAAATAAAATTAATAACTTTAATAACTATCATGGTGGCAGTTTAGAAAATAAAATTATTAGATATAAAGAAAATAAAATGTCTCCTAAATATATAAAACTATTAGAACTAACATTAAAACAATTACAAAATAATGGTATTAAAGATCCTGTAGATTATGATATTCATGTCCCTATAACAATGAATAAAGAAAAATTAAAAGAAGCCTTAGACTTTGCCTTTTTCCCCAGATCTTCTTATGGAAATCTTGTTAATTTAGAGGCAAAAAATATATATGATGTAAAAATATACAGTAGGGATGGCAAAATAAATTGGAGAAAAATATTAAATAATGACTTTGTATCTACTGAAGATCGTTCTTTTGCATTATTAAAACAAAATATCTTACAAGAAATGTTTGAGGCTCCTGGTAGTTTGGAAAACCCAAATTATTGATTGAAATGGTATAATGTAAAGATGAACAATTTTGATATCACATCGTTTAATCCAACAGTTGTAACTAATTTTTTACCACAAGAATATATAAATAAACTAACAAAAGACTTTGAGGATAAAGTACAGGACAATATAAAAAATAATAGAGATAAATACTATGATTTTAATAAAAATGAAAAAATGGGGATGGTTCTTTTAGAAATAGCCCCCATAACTAATGGTGACATATTTGAACACATATATAAAAAAACAGAAGAGGTTCTGGGTACAAAAATAGAAATAAACTCATCTTTAAAGTATCATAGATATACTGCTGAAAGCGGTAATGATATGCCAGCAGTTGGCCCACATGTTGATCAAATACACGAACAACATTTTTTAGCATTTAGTTTACCAATAAATAATACAAGCAAAAAAATATGGCCAATCTATATTGATAAAACTAGATATAATTTAGAAGATAATACGGCTATATTTTTTAATGCTACAAATACTTTACACTGGAGACCAATCAGAAGATTTACTGGAGAAGATTTTTACGATGTTTTAGTGTTTAGGTTTTTTGAAAGAGACAATCCAGTAAAAATACCGACAGACCTTAAAGATAGTTTAGAAAAACAAAGAATACATATTATGAACAATTATTACCATTAATTATTTTTTTTATTTAAAAAATCCCTATCGGCAAATTGTTTTTGTGATGTATGCATATATAATGCAGTATATCTATGACCAGATGTTACCTCTGTAATTCCATGTATGTATTCTGTTCCAGCACTTGGAAAAAATACTGCAGAAAACTTTCTTGGTTTATAAATAAAACTTTGATTTGGAAAGTATATTTCTCCACCACCATATTCAGATGGATCATTTAAATACATAATTGTACTCCATTCAATAAATGGTTCTGGTCCTTGTGCATCTATGTGCAAATCCCCTTTTGTTCCCGCTGTCCAATGCGAACCAAATGCCTTAAATACGTATATATTATTTAAATATCCATTGAGTGCCTTTTGCATTTCGTTAGACTTATGTCCATATTTAATAAGTAAATCCATTACAGTCTTATTATATGGAAATGCTGTACCACCATATCTTTGCTTATAATACTCTGGATATGGGTTTTGTTCTGATGGATTATTCATTTCATTAATTAATATTTGAGCATCTTGCTCTGAAATAAAATTATCAACAACTGTTATTCTATGCATATTAATCTACCTTCCTTATATCCTTAATAAATCTACTACCATTAAACTGATCAAACTTAGAATCAGATCTTTGATACATTACATCATTACCATCAAATGGCAATATTGATAATGAACCAAAATCAAAGTTATGAAATTTAGAAAAATCATCAATTATATTTTTATCTATTTTACCAACAATACTATTTTCTCCATGTTTAAATAAGTTTAACGCCTCATTATAATTATGATATTTTGAAAAGGTAAGATAATAATTAAAATCTTCCATTGTGGTATATTGACTTATTTTTACCACGTCTTTAGGGGCAGCGTAAATCTCAATGTTATCTTTAAAGTATTGTAAAGAAAGAACTTCCTCTTCTCCATAATATTTTAACCAGCCAGGCAAGTTATAACTTCCTAAAAAACTATTTTTCATTTTAATTACATTGCCGAAAATAAAATTTCTATCTATAAAATTTGTTAAAACAAATTCATTTGCTTCAGATAATTCTTTTTTAATAAAAAATGGACTACCTTTACTAATTCTTAATTGATTGCCACCAGAGACTATGACATTCATATTTCTACTTTTTACAAAATTAACCAATTTAAGATCCCAATCTTGCTCTACCATTGTTCCAGGGGTTATACTTAAATGATACCTGCCACCAAAAGTTACCTTAAGTCTTCTATCTTTATAGTCAACTGCACCCTGCATATCATCCCAAGCAACCTTAACATATGCACCGTTGGAATAATCATATGAATTTATTAAATCTTCTAGCATTTTATTTCTAGTTGTTCCGTATTGATCATGCCAATGAACAAATAAAAATATTTTACCAGACCACTTTTTCATAAGATTCTCTAGAGTTTTTATTGCATCTTTATCTCTATAAGAATACATAACAACGTTGATACTATCTATTGAATCATTTTGTACGCCCTCTGGCATTATTGATACCTCTTCTTTTGCCAAACATCTTCTTTATAATATCCAGTAACCATTGTACGTCTTTTTTCTGCTTTAAACTCTTCTTCTTCTATTGACTCTTTATCGTTTTTTACTTCAAGTTCCCAACTATCTCTTTTAAATGGTATGAACTGCATAATTGGCGTACCCTTCGGTATTGTTCCTATAAAATTTCTTTTTAAGAAAAATGAAAAGAATACTGGTAGTCCCCATATATCAGAGTCAACAACCCCAGAAAGAGTATAGAATGGTAGATCATATCTATTCATTGGGTGTGTGACTAAAACAGAATGTCCTGGGGGAGTACGATAAAACCAATTCATTCTAAACCCAAAGTGAAGTTGATGGCAATCTCCTGGAATAGCAACCTGCATGGTAGGCCTTTTATCTAAAAGCATTATTTCGCCTTTCCATGTTAGTGTAGGAAAACCATTGTCTGCTAAATCAACATGTAGATCATCCTCTAACAAATAATAATATCCAGAAGTTAATGCATCAAAAAATGGCATACATTTTTTAGTATCAACCAAGGTTCCGTCAGTTCCAATATGATTTACTGGATTTAAATTTTTAATATCATTTGTGTCTCCATACAAAGTTAAACTTTTATACCATTCTGGGACCATGGATACTGCTGGCACTGGTGCTGAATAAAAATCTTGAAAGTTTTCTAATGCTGGGATAAAAGTTATTTTTTGTGACTCGGTCATCTATATTCCTTTTTTTCTCTTAGATTATCCCTGTAGAAATTTTTAAACTTACTTCTCACAAACAATCTTTGTTTATTAATAAACTTAGATGAATCTTTAATGTCTACCAACTCCATTTCATATTTATCTCTTTTAAACGGAATTACCTGCACAAGCGGAGTGCCTCTTTCAATTATACCTTTAAAGTCTTTTTCAATATACATTGATAAGTGCCCGTCGCTAACAAATTTATCTGTATCTATTATTGCAGAGAACGCTTGAAATGGCAAAGCATCTCTATGTATTGGATGAGTGAACAAACAACTATAACCGCTTTCAGTGCCTACTGACCAAAATGGCATTATTCTAAACACTTCTTTGTGATATTTTTTTTCATCTCTTGGGTAGTGAGAGACTTGTTCTGGACTATGTGTAGATACCAAATCTCTTTTTAACATTTTCATATTTTCTGGCAAAGACCAGGCTATTTTTTCAGGATTAGTTGCATCTATATATATATCACATGGGAAGTACAAAATATATCCGCTATTCAACGCATCAAATATTGGCATACATCTTTTTACTGTAGATGCTGTAAATCCTCTTTTAATAAACTCTTCTTCATTACCGCCGTATGCTGGTTGTTTTTTATACCAATCTGGCATATTTTTAGAGGCTGGAGTAGGTGTTGGAGATATATCGACCGTTTCCTGATTAAATGGGTAAAACTTAACCTTTGACATAGAACTCCCTAACCTTATTTACTATTATATCACTAGCATAAAAGTGCATCAAGTATGCTGGCTGTTGTCTTTTTATTCTACCACATTCCTCATCTATCATATGCTTTCCAGTATTTTTAAATTTAAAAAATAACATTTTAGGATCAATATGACTTTCTGTATTTTTAGAACTAGTATATTTTAAATCATAAAAATAAAAAGGAGAATTTGGAGCAGCAGATATTTCCACATCTATATCATCTTCATCAATAAACCATGGCATTGCCCAACGAAAAACCTGATCAAAACATCCATCAATATTTGGTAAATTTTCTTTAGATAGATAAAATTGTCTCATATGAATTTTTTCAGTAGCATTTAAATGAAAAGAATCCATCTTTTTTAATAAAAATATTTCTGCAAAATTTTCTTGACACAAAGTTATATAGTTATCTTTGATAGATACTAATTTAGGTGGTGGACAAAGTTTATAAAAATTTTTATTAATTGGTTTAATTATAGAATCTTTGTACTCTGTTTTTAATACTTCGCTATATTTTAGCCAATCATCCTTTACGTTAGATCTTTCATTAATATACAAAAAAGATTCATTAAAAGATTTATACCATATATGGAAATCAGATTTTGCCACTAAAACCACTCACTATTTTTTGATTGTAAGTTTTTTCCCATAATAAAATATCTTTTTCATCATTCAATAATGGTTGTCCCTTTACGTTTAGACTGGTATTAAGTAAAACTGGAACTCCAGTAATTGCATTCCAATTAGATAATACCTCGTGTAAACCAGGGTGCTGGTACTTGTTGACTGTTTGTACTCTAGATGTTCCGTCTTTGTGCACTACAGATGGTATTTTTTCTGGCTGCAAACATTTAACTGCATATTGCATGTATGGTGAATCAAAATCCATATCAAACCATTTATGTGCATATTCCTCTAATACTACAGGTGCAAATGGTCTAAACATTTCACGTTTTTTAATTTTATTAACCTCATCCTTAATGTTTGGATCTCTTGGATCTGCTAATATGCTTCTATTTCCAAGAGCACGAGGTCCATATTCTGCTCTTCCTACTGCTACTGGAACTACTTTATTTTTAATTAGTCCAGTGATTATTTCTGATACTGGGTATTCCCCGCCCAAATCGTATCCAAGATATGGTGTTTTCCAGTCTAAATGTTTACCATATAATGCTGCTGCTGCACCTAATGATGACCCAGCATCACCTGGATTTGGCATTATCCAAATATCATCAAATAAGTTCCATAGCATTGTGTTTGCAGAACAATTTAATGCACATCCACCCATAAAAACAAGATTTGTTTTGTTAGTGATTGATCGTGCCATTCTCATAAAGTCATATAACCTTAATTCATAAACTTTTTGAACTGCTGCTGCAATGTCAAACTTATCCTGTTCTAAGATCGGCTCATTCCAATCTATTATTCCTTTATGAAAATTATATTTTTGATGATTATAATCTGGAAAATATTTACAAACCTTTTCATAATATTTTTCAGCATTTCCATAAGCAGCCATCCCCATAAAAATATACTCTTCTTCATTTGGCTTTAAGCCAACTAAATGTGTGAAGGCAGAATAAAACAGACCAAAACTAAATGGATAATTTTTCTTATATACTTGCTTAATATTAGATCCATCTGCTGACCAAATGGTAGAGGTATTGTATTCACCTATAGCATCTAGAACTACTATTACTGCATCATCAAAGTTACTGGTGTAGTACCCCGCTGCTGCGTGAGAATAATGATGACTAAAAGATTCTCTAGGAATCCACTTAAGATCTTTTCGATTTAAATAATGTGGCTTGCCACCACCAAATCCGCCACGCAACATTATTCTAGATTTTTTAAGCCATCTGTTTTCGTAGTAGGCAATTCTATCTGGTTTGCCATATTGCAATGCACAATCAATCAGTGCATCGTTGGTAAACCAATCATTTTTTTCTTTGCTAAATCTTTCGGCATGACCAGCAAAAAGTATTTCTCCGTTTCTAATTAAAGAAACTGATGCATCATGTGTTGTTTCATTTATTCCTAAGATAATCATTGGCTAACTTATAAAAATCCTTAGTACATGTTCGCATGGGTCTCCACCATCTTCCCATTCTTGAATTTCTTCATCACTCATGTATTGCATACCACCGTCATGAGTATGGCAATATGGCTCACTTATCCAGCCTCTTTCTATACCGTTTTCAAGCCAAATACTAAATTCCTGTTCTTCTGGAGACAGTTCTTCTTCTGGCATATGGTTCATGATTTTATTATATCCTTAAATGCTAAGTATGTCAATTGGACCTTTGCAAGAAGGAGAGTGTGCTATTGCAGCGCTTACTGCTTGAACAGCCCTCTTTCTACCATCTTTTTGTTTTTGAGTTGAATATAAGGATCCCATTGCCAAATCTCCACCAGAACCCATAACCAAATAATCTTGTTCGTATTGTGTCAAAGACATGTCTCCAGCATTATGTTCATATATTTTTCCACGAACACAAATAATCATTCCAAAATCTGAAGTTGGAGTAACATCTACCCACCATTCTTCATAAAATTTTCTAAGAGCCTTAAGAAATTTACTATACATAAATTTATCAATATTTCCACGACCATCAAATTGTGGTGGTACAAAAAGATGTTTTATTCTGTCCCCATCCATTGATCCAGCATAGCCAAATAAATAACCTTCTTTTTTCCAAATTTTTGGACTTGACCCAACATTAATTATACTGTCATCAGAAACACCACGGTCGCCAGCCATCCAAATTTTATTGTTTTGTAAATCACGGACTACAGCAATACAAGTCATGATGTCTCCTAACTATACTTTATATCAGTATATCAGAACTATTATTTTATTTCTTGACCACATGCAGAGCATGTTTTAATTTTATTTTGTGATTTTTTGGCAGGTGCTGAAACGTCTTTGCCAAATTTTGGACGACCAAACCCCACAATAGAAACTAAAACATTTTTCTTATTTTTCTTGTAGGCACGAAGTTTTTTACAAACCTCTCCACCATTTCTTTGGCTTCCCTTTGCATCTCCAGAAGTATTACCCTCAATACACCAAACTGTACCATCTTCGTTATCTTTGATAACAATTCCGACATGAGATATGCGATCAACGCCATCTGAGGGGAAATCAAAATAAGCAACATCTCCTGGCTCAGGATCAGCAATGTCTCCGTCAATCCATTGACCAGCCTTCTTAAATGCTGCTGCTCCACCAGGAGTATAGACTGTATTTGGAACTTTGACTCCTGCTTCGTTTGCACACCACATCACAAAACTTCCACACCAAGGTTGGAAATTAGCCTTGGTGTACGCTCCATATTTTGTCTCGTTATCTTTAGGACCTTCTACAGTTCCTACTTCTGCAACTGCTACTTCAATAAATTTTTCTGCTGTTCCTTTTTCTGCCATGATTATTTATCCCAACCTTCATCTACTGGTTGCTCTTCTGGCATTTGACCATCAGGCTTTGCTAATCTACGGGCCTTTGCCTCATCAATTTCTGCTTCTAATTTTTTATCTGCTTGTGTATTTTTAGCATCCATTTCTTTATTTGCCAACTGTGCAGCCATTACATCTTTAGCACCTGATTGACCAATAAGAAGTCCAGCAAGTGTTCCAGTAATAAATGTTGCTACGCTACCTAAAACATTGAAAAACATCTTATCATTTTCTGACTGACCAGTGATTGGTTGAGTTACAAATATAAGTGCATACATTATTCCTGCGGAAGTTATAAATAAAATAGATCCTAGGGTAATTCCTAAAATAAACTTAAGTCTTGCATCTAGATCCTGCGGTGTCATTCTTTGTTTAGCCATTATTGGATTCCTTCTTTATCTCAGATAAATCTTCTGGACATGCCCCGTTAGCAGTACAAATTGGTGGCTTACATTCTGCGCTTTCCCAATTTGCTGGATCTTGGCATGGATACCTATAGTGACCATCGTACCCACACCCAGAAAGTGTGAAGACCATCAATAAAGACACTATGATATTTTGTAGTTTCATACACTACATTATATCATCTTAATCTTCTTCTCTGATTCCTATAGTAGCAAACCATAGCGCTACTGAGGCCAAGGTTACATAGCCAACTACGGTCTTAGCACTTCCTTCAAGCACTACCCAGGCTACAAAGAAACCCAGGAAGGTGAAGTTTTCGCTAAGAATGGCCATCATCCTTTTCTTTAACCAGTCCATTTTACCCCCTTATCCTTAATATAGAACTACCTAAAATTACTTGACCAACCAAGACGGCAGCAACCAAAACCTCTTTTGCTTTTTGTCTTTCCTGTGGAGACATATCTGCTCCAATATTTGCAAGAGCCTTAAAAACCTCACATTTTTGTTCTTCTGTCAAACCCTCAATAGCCTCATCTGGATTAAAACATCCAACTATGGCACCTGCCAATGCTGCGGGGCTTTCTAATGTTAGTAATGCTGATGCTACTTCTGCAGTAATAACAACAGGATTTCCATTAGCATCTTCTCTTACTTCTACTGGTATTTGTGGTGGAAGGTCTCTATATTCAAGTCCCGCTGCCTCTATGGCTGATGCTTCAATCGGAGCACCTTCTGCAGATTCAACTAATACCTCTGCTACTAAATCTTTTTCTGCTAAAGTTAATACACCATCTTCTGACAATGCTTCAGATAGATTTACTACTTCTTCTGTTGTTATTTCTCCATCTGCAGATAAGGCCTCAACAACTGCCTCAACATCTGCTTCTGTAATTGCACCATCTGATATTAATTCTCCTACAGCCTCTTGTATTTCTTCTACAGATAATGTATCATTGTCTTGTGAGTTATCATCCGTACCCTGGTTTTCTTCAGGAGTATTATCTTGTCCGTCATTGGATGAAGGTTCATCAGATCCAGGTGTATCCGTATCTTGAGGTTCATCACCTCCAGAAGGTGTTTCGTCAGTTGGATCAACAGGATCAACTGGCTCTGGCTCTACTGGCTCAGGTTCAATTGGAGTGGGATCAATTGGTGGAGTTTGTTCGCCAATATTAATATTTGATCCACCTGCAGTTAGATTAGAACTTTGTGGTGCGGGTATAGAAATAACAGTTTCAGTATATTGACTTACAGGTCCAGACCAGTTTGCAACTCTAATGGTATATGTAGCGCCTTCTGTTAAACCAGTTAATTGAATAGATTCTGGAGCACCATCCGTATTTAAGGTTTGACCCTCATATGGATTTTCTGCATTAGGATCATTTGTAACTACCTGATAAAACCAAGTATTTGGTGTGTATCCTTCTGGAAGTGATGCAGCAACAGTAACAGTTGTTCCATCTACAACTGGTGTAGACAATGTTGGCGCTGGTGTTGGAATATTATTATTAATTGCAGTAGTTAATTGATTAGATTTTGTATTTAATGTAGTTTGCAATGTATTTTTTGTTGATATCGCAGAATTAACAGTATTATTTAATGATGTTAGGTTTGAACCTAATGAAGAAATTGCAGAATTATTAATAGCATTTTGTGCAACAACTGGAGAAAGACTTTGATTAAGTTGAGTAATTGTAGCATTTGCTGCATCTACTGCTGCTTGAACAGAAGAAGTATTTGGATCTACATATGGGGTGAATGTTGAACCCTGACTAATCTGTCCTGCAAATCCAGAATCAGGGTTGGTATCTGTTATTGGAATAATTGTTCCGTTAGCAGTTTCTCTATAATTAAATCTTGCCTGCGCTGGTATTGGACCAACTGCTGTCATATTTGCTATCCATGCGCCATCATTCGGATTCACATCAGCATTAAATCTTATTTGAACCATTTGTGTAGAAGCATCTTGTTGCGGATATGGACGAACGTCCCAAGCAATATCTAGGCTTGTGCCAGTAGTTGAATATGTAATTCCAGTTCCTGTGCTCCAGGTTGTCCAGTCCCAACCAGCAATAGAAACTGAGGGGGCGTCTGGGGTTTGGTAATATACCCAACCTTGATCTACTCCAAAAGTTATTGTTGCATTTGAACCTACATAAACATTGTTATATAAAGTTCCGCCCATCTGCATTCCAAAAGGAAGGTTCATTCTTATTCCAGCATCATCTACACCACTCAAAACATTTGTAGTTGTTCCAATAGTTGCTTGTAAGTTATTAACTGCTGTTTGAGCATTATCAATAGCAATATTGGCTTGAGTTAATTCTGTTTGAGCAGTTGCTTGTGCTGTTACCGCTTCAGTTCTGGCAGTTGATAATTGAGATATTTCTGTTTGAGCGGTAGTTGTATCAATATTATTTATAGCAGTTTGAGCATCAATAACTGTATCTTTAGCATCTTGAACTACCTGAGAACTTTGATCTACTGGGGTAACTGTAATGTCAATATTATTAATAGTATTAATTGCACTCTGAACATTGTTCACTTCAGACTGTGCTGTTGAGATTAATGGAGATAAAGTAGATACGGCAGCCTGAGCCGAAGTTAATTCTGACTGGGCTTGTGTTACCTCTACTGATGCTGTATTCGTGGCTGTAATAGCCTGCTGAACCTCTGTATTGGCCTGAGATAGGGCTGTGTTAACTGCTTGTTGGGCTGGACTTACTATTACCTGTTCTTGACCTGTTCCGTCTGTAGCGTTTGCATAGTCTACTGGAGAAAACAACATCCATACCGTTAGAAATAATCCAACCGCTCCAATTTTTAGTAATAGTTTATAAATTTCCTTTCTCTCCCGTTATGATTAACAGGATTATTATATCATTTTTATATTAAAAAAAAAGACGTAGATGTTACTCTACGCCTTTTCTTTTTTAAATTATTTATTACTTAATCCAACTTACCTTTAGTTTAGGGAATTTTGCATTCCACTTTTTAGCAAGTGCGTTGAATTTAGCCTTTAGATCTGCAATAGCCTGATCTGCTACAACCTTATCTGCTGCACGAGCAGCCTTTTCAGTTGCAAGTGCTGCCTCTGCAGTTGCCTTAGCAGCATTTGCTGCAGCAAGTTGTGCATTAACAACTGCAAGTTCTGCATTCTTTGCAGCAAGTTCTGCTGTAAGATCACGAACTGTAATTGTCTTTACAACTACTCCGATTGGAGTTGCAAAACCAGAAACTGCAGCAGCAGTTGTTGCTGTTGCAATAAGAGTTACAACACCAGATGCTGGCATTGTTACATCTACTACCTTTGTACCAATTGTTGTAGTAGTTGTTGTTGCTGTATCAGTTGTATATGCAGTAGTTGTTGTTCCTGAAGAAGTTACAACTTGTAGTGAAATTGATGCTCCACCTTTTGCATTGCCAAAAATATCAGCAGCAGAAAGAGTTACCTTCTGAACTGAACCAGCAGCAGCAGAGGACTCGCTAGTAAGAGCAATTGTATTAATTGCACCAGCGGTACCCTTGAAATAATATGTAGTTGTTGTTCCACCAACAGTTACTGCGACTGATCCGTCAGCAAGTCCTGTAGTAAAAACAAAAAAGTCTGCAGTAGTACCAGAACCTGTATTATATGATACAGATGTTGATCCTGATGATGCAGCAACTGGAGCAGATACTGTTCCAATTGTTGTCAAAATCTTACCATTAGTAGCAACAGCAGTTACAACTGTATTTGCAGTAAGGCTATCAACGGCAATCTTTAATGCGTTAGCAGCCAAAACATTATTGCTGTCTGGAACTGGTAGTGAAACTGGCGCTGCAGCAGTTGTGCCACCAGTAGCAGCAGAACCACCAACAGTTAGAGTCGTCGCAGCATTTGCTGGAACAACTGACACCATTGTGCTCATAGTCAAGGCTGCAGCCACAACTAGAGCGATTTTCTTAAATGAATTCATTTTTCTCCTTGTTTTCTTTTATATTAGGTTGAATCTATCCAAATAATCTTTTACATCATCTGGCATAGGTTTATATTCTATCACATTGTCTGGCCTAGTGTCAACTTGACGAGGCCTATCCCGAAAAGTATGTATCTCAATCTCTTCAGTAATATTTTTAGGGGTAAAACTTATGGCTCCAAATACCGCACCACAAACAGCATCCGCTAAGTCCTTTGATTTTTTACGTGGGTGGTCAACCTTTTTATCATTAATAATCTTTAACTCTCCAAGTTCTTCTAGCAATAGCGGAATCATTGGCATTGCTAATCTTTCTTCGTATACAAGCATAGCAAAATCTTCATAATGTTTTTTTGCAACAGAAACAGTATCAGTTCTTATTCCAACAGCCTTTAGTTCTTGCTGAATATCAAACGATTGCCATCTATCAAATGTAACCATTCCTATATTAAAGCCCTGCCTTCTAAGATTAATGATCCAATTTTTGACATCACTAAGATTTACTGGCCCCTCAATCTTTGGTTCCCACCAAGCAACTGCGTCTACTACCACAATTGGAGCAACCTGCTCATAATCTTTTAATACTTGAACGCTTACCCACTTATCAACATGTGCAATGGCAACAGCACACTTATCGTGTTTTTGTGCAAGGTCAGCATGAATATAATATGTTTTTTCTGGATCTGGTTTAAAGGATGAGTCAAACCTTCTATTATTATCTAATGGATTTCTTGATGACATACATTTTTCTAATTTTTCTCTTTGTTTAAAAAATGCATCAGATGCATAAGTTGGTATACATGCAAACCTCATTAATGCATCTCCTATGTCAGTTAAAAATGCAATTTTAAAATCATCAATTTTTCTAGTTGGGTTTACTTCCCATGTAGGTCTTTTTAATGCAAACATTCTTGGATACTTATAAGATTTTATTTCATCTTCTTCCCACGAAATTTCAAACTCATTGTCTGGACCTTCTGGCAATTCTTCATTAATAATAAACTTGTGTTTCTTTTCTATAACATCTTTTTCCATAATAACATCATCATATCTTTTTTGAATAAAGTCTCCAGTAAATCGTGGGAACGAAAGAAGAACAACCTTTCCTAAATCTGGAAAACGAGAATCTACGGTACCACGAAATGCCTTATATATATTGTCTGCAGTTTTTCCTTGATCATTTCCAGTTCCAATTTCTGTGGCAAAGCCAGAAATCTCATCAAGAATTGCCATAAATAAATTTAAACCCTCATGGGATTCTCTTTCTGAATGTCCAGAATAAACGGTTATAGATTTTTCAAAACTGATAGAGTTTACTTTTGCTTCGTACCTGCCAGCAAACCATGTAGACTTTTCAATTTTATTTTTAAAACCTTTAAAGAAAACATTTTTTGCTTGCTCTGCGTTAATGGCAACGTTAATAATATCAATAGCATCGCCACTTGGTTTTCCAAAATATCTTGCTGGGTCTTTTAAGCAAAGCAATTTATATACTACATATGCACATGCCATTGTTGAAGTGTGATCTTTTCCACTACCCTTGCCTAATTGTAAAATAATTTCATTTTTTGTATATTTTTCATAGTGTTGAGATCCTTCTGTAGATCCCATCAAATCCTGAAGATCTTCTTTTCTATATACCTGACTCATTGCTTCTACAATTTCATATTGAATTTGAGATAGTGGTGGCTGATTTAAATACTCTGGAGACTCAACAAAGGTTTTTACATCAACTGGATTTTCTTCAAAAACATTATCTTTTAATACATCCAAAAAATCATTGAACATCGTGGACAACCGTTATCACCTCATTCTCTTTGGCAATTTCAGAAAGCCTTCTCATGATTTTATCTCTAACTTCTGGATGTTCTGATGCAATGTCTCTTAAGATTTCTACTAATACTTGTTGTCGTCTTTCTACCTCAACCATTTCTTCAGCAAGTTCTTTATTTTCTAACAAACCAGCCTTTTGAAGCATTTCAATTCTTGCCTTTTCTATGTCCACAACTAATTTAATACCTTGTGTTTTTGCAGATAAATTATTATTTAAACTGGCCTCATCTATAACCTCATATGCCTTTGTAATTAATTTACCATAGTGTGCGTCCATTGCTGCTAAAGCCTCTTTAGCCCTTGCACGGATAGCATCGTTGGCGGATGCCAAAACTTTCCACTCATTTATAAGTGCAACTACCCTAGTCCTTGGCATGTCCAACTCTTTTGATATTTTAGTTGGATCATTTCCCTTTAAGTATTCTTCTACAACTTTATTTACTTCATCTAAATGTTGTACAATATCTTGTTCTTGTGACATTTTATTTGTCCTTTATGTATAAGTTATAGCAAAATCTAGACCAATATTCATGATATGCGGTTCCATAATGAATACTGTCTCTTGCCGTAATTGTAAATTTATCTGTTGGATTGTCCACAGAATATTCTGCGACAAATTCATTTATAACATTATCATCTGTTTCAAAGTATCTTGTTAATTCCATTACTGAATATGGACGTGCAATATCATATGTAAAGC